CAGTGGAACCACGGAACCATTGACGGCCGGGATGTTGAGGAGAACGACCATAATCTTTATGACAGTATTATCGAGCAGTACGGTGCTGATTCTGATCAGGCGCGGATTGAGGTGTATGGGCAGTTTCCCAGGCAGGGGGATTACCAGTTTATCTCGCGGGGCCAGGTTGATGATGCGTTGGAGCGGGAGATATTTCCTGACAGTGGTTCGCCGTTGATAATGGGGGTTGACCCTGCACGCTTTGGCAACGACAGTGCGGTGATTGCTTATCGCTGTGGCCGTGATGCTCGTAGCATTCCGTTTGAGCGGTATAAGTCTTGTAGTTTGGTTGAGTTGTCGGAGTATGTGGCGCGTGGAATTGAGAAGTATAAACCTGACGCCGTGTTCGTGGAGGGTGATGGAGTCGGCGGCGGGGTTGTAGAGATGCTGCAACAGGCGGGGTTTAGGATTACCGAGGTGAAGACGGGTGGTGGGGCCCAGGATAAGGATATGTATGCCAACCACAGGACTGAGATGTGGGGGCGTATTCGTGACTGGCTGCCGTCTGCGAGTTTGCCTGACGAGCGGGATTTGACTGATGATCTTTGTGCGCCGATGTATGAGTTCAGCTTGAAGGGGCAGTTGAAGCTGGAGCCGAAAGAGAAGATGAAGAAGCGCGGTCACGCATCCCCTGACTTTGGTGACGCCCTTGCGATGACGTTTAGTCGTATCGTGAGCCGCACTGATACCCCGGCCTCACGGCGGCTCCGTAAGAAGCGGGTTGCTTCTGGTATGGAGTATGATATATTCACCTAGTGCGCTCGGGTTCCTCCCTGGCCCTTGTAGCGCACTGTTTGGTTGGCTGTAATTTGCCCCCTGGCGCTATTGCGTCGGGGGGTTTTTTCGTGATAGTGTCGCCTTATTACCACACTGTGTTAAAAAGGAGACACCTCTATGGATGGGCTTTTTGGCTCTGACGACACCCCCGTAGTCCAAGCCGTGCCGGCTCCCCCGTCTCGTTCCGACGCAGATGTGCGGGCCGCTGCCCTGCGTGAGCGGCAACGCCGCGCTGCTGCGGCCGGCCGTGAATCCACCATTGTTAATATGTTGGGTGCCACTGGGGTTGATGAGGATAACTCCCCCAACGTCAAGCGCCTTTTAGGGACTGCTTGATATGAGCGGTAGTGACGCTTCCAGTGAGGGGTTTTCCGGTCGTGCTGATCCCGACCTGACGTTTGATGCGATTGACAAGCAGTTTCGGAGTGCTGGGGTGTCGGTTGATGACAGCAGTGGCTCCACCACTTCCATCACCGAGTTCGACCGCGACGACAGTGGGGGTATTTCCGGCACCCTGGTTGATGAGTTTAAGGGACCGGAGAACGCCGGGTTTGGTTTATTTAGCACCCTGGCGACTGCGGCGTCCTTTGCGTTCCCGCCGACTCTCGCAGCGCGTATAGCTTTGGGTGCGGGTGCCTTTGCGGTTGACACGGCTTTAGGCACTGGAAGCACATTCGGCACGATCCACGGCCCAGCCGGCGCCTTCCTAGGCCGCATGGAGCGCGGCATCTCTTCTGCCGCGGCCGGCATTAGCGGTTTGGGTTCGACTAGTGAGCCCGCCACTTCTACCCTCGGTGATGCGCCTCCCCGAGCCGGGGCTGCACCAGTGGGGGTTGTTACGAAGGAGTTTCTTCCCGACTCCCAGCAAGATTGGAGGCTTGCTTACGATAGGTCGCAAGCGCGAGATGCTAGTTCTGAATTATCTCCCACGCTAAGAAACATGGTTCGCAACCCCCAACCCGCCAGAGGCACTGCGTCATCTGTCCCTGCCTTCCCCGACAATGACCGCCAACAGGAGGGTCCGCGGCAGAACGCCACCAACGCAGTCATGGGGGGTTCCAAGGTGAAGAAGATTCTGTGCCTTGACGAAGACGATCCTCTCTGTCTCCCGGGTGACAACAAATTTGTGAACACGGCGCAGAACCGCAGGGCGAGGGCGGTTGCGAGAAACCCCGTAATCCGTACATTGTTAGGGACTTAGATGGACACCATTGCATCTGATATTATAAAACGCTACGAGCAACTGAAGTCTGACCGCGGCACCTGGGAGTCGCACTGGGATGAGATTGCGGATCGTGTATTGCCGCGTTACGCCAACACCGCGCAAACCCCGACTCACGCGCTGACCCGCGGACAGAAGCGCACAGAGAAGATGATTGATTCCACCGCCGCGATGGGTCTGGAGAGATTTGCAGCGGTGATGGAGAGTATGCTGACGCCCCGGAGCCAGAAGTGGCATCGGGTGAGGGCATCCAATCCCCTCCTGATGAAGGACCGGGATGTGAAGCTGTGGTTTGAGGACAGCACCAACAGGCTGTTTAAGTATCGCTACGCCCCCGCAGCCAATTATGCCAGCCAGCAGCATGAGGTTTATATGGGGCTGGGTGCGTTTGGCACCGGGATCATGCACACCGACTTCGATGACAGGGGCGGCCTTCGTTATGCCGCAACCGATCTTCGGGAGTTGCTGTTTGAGTTGAACCACCAGGGTGTGGTGGATACCTCATACCGTAAGTACACATTGACGGCTCGCCAGATGGTGCAGCGTGTAGACGCTGATCGATGGGATAAACTCCCAGACGCCGTGACCTCAGTAGTTGAGAAGGAGCCCGAAAGGCGGTTTGAGGTTATCCATTGTGTGCGTCCCCGCATTGAGGTTGAACCAGATCGGATAGATGCTCGGGGGATGAGATTCATCTCGTATTACATCTGCATCGAAGGCGCGATGGTTGTGAGCGAGGGTGGCTACAATACCTTCCCCTATCAGATATCCCGGTATGTCACGGGCCCTGGAGAAATCTATGGGCGGTCGCCGGCGATGATGGCGTTGCCGGCTATCAAGGTTTTGAACGAGCAGAAGAAGACGATGCTCAAGCAGGGCCACCGCGTCGTTGACCCCGTGTTGCTGTCCCATGACGATGGCATTCTCGACACCTTTAGTCTTGAACCCGGGTCCATGAACCCAGGTGGCGTGTCCGCAGATGGCCGCGCGATGGTGCATGTGCTTCCCACGGGCAATTTGGCGGCCGGCCAGGAACTGATGGACATGGAGAGGTCCACCATCAATGACGCATTCCTTGTATCTCTATTCCAGATTCTCGTAGAGACCCCGACGATGACTGCTACGGAGGTTCTTGAGCGGGCGCGTGAGAAGGGCCAGTTGCTGTCCCCAACGATGGGCCGGCAGCAGTCTGAAATGCTCGGGCCGATGATTGAGCGCGAGATGGACTTGCTGATGCAGCAGGGCAAGCTGGAGCCTATGCCACCCCTGCTGATTGAAGCAGAGGGCGAGTTTGAGATTGAATACGACAGTCCCCTAAGTCGCTCGCAGCGGTCTGAGGAAGCGGCCGGCTGGCTGCGGACCCTTGAGGCGGCTATCGCATACGCCAACACCATCCAGGACGTATCTGTTCTGGATCAGTTCGACACTGACGTTATCTACGCGCAGTTGGCTGAGATCAATGCCGTCCCGGCATCGTGGATGCGCGGGGCTGATGAGATAGGCGAGATTCGTAAGCAGCGGTCCCAGCAACAGCAGCAGCAACAGATGATTGAGGCCGCCCCGGCGGCCGCGGGGATTATGAAGCAGCTGGGTAGTTGATGAATGGCACATGAAATTTCAGTCACCTTCCCCGTTAAATCAAAGTCTGGAAAGACTCTGTGGGTCAATGCTTCATCTGTTAACCCAGATGATCCAAATGGCCCACCGTTTACTGAGGATCAGGTTAGGGATCGCGTCATTAGTGGTGTTCAGAAAGCCCATAGCATTAGCAATAGTCTGAAAGAGGCAGAGGTTAAAGCTGTCGCTAGGTCTAATGTGGGTATGGACACCCCAGTAGCAGACGTTCTGTTGGGAAAATTTATGGATAAGTGATGTTTAACGTCAAAGACTTTCTCGTAACCCGCGCACAGGCGTATCGCCATGTGTTCTCCGGGGTTTATTCGGAGAAGGTTCTTGATGATCTTGCAAAGTTTTGCAGAGCAAACGAACCCACGTTTCACAAAGACCCTCGCGTTGAGGGCGTACTACAAGGCCGTAGGGAAGTTTGGTTGCGAATTACCAAGCATCTCAACATGACTCAAGAAGAGTTATGGGCTCATTTTAACCCAACACAGGAGAAGTAAAACATGTCCGAAGACCAAGGGTCTGTATCAACAGGCAACCCGGAAGCAACGGAAGCCTCAACACCCGCCCCCGTTATAGAAGCCTCGGAGACTGTCTCTAGTGGGCCCGACACGGGGTGGTTCGACTCCATTCAAGACGCTGATATGCGTAATTGGGCGACCAGTAAGGGGCTGCAAAATGGCTCTTACGAGAACGTCCTGGGGAGTTACCGCAATCTTGAGAAGCTCATGGGCGCCGATAAGGCCGGCCGCACTGTGACGTTGCTCGGGGATGACGCGACTGACGCCCAGCGCAACGAGTTTTACGGCAAGCTAGGCCGCCCAGAGACTGCGGCTGATTACGGCCTCGCTCCCCCGGAAGGACAGAACGGCGACTTCGCGGAATGGGCCAGCAACGTGTTCCACGGGGTTGGGTTATCCAAGGTCCAGGCCGAGAAGGTTGCAGAGGCGTGGGATGGTATGCAAGCCACCCAGCGACAGGAAACGGTGACCAAGGCAGAGGTTTCTTCGGCAGATGCCGTAGCCACACTCAAGAAGGAGTGGGGCGCCGCTTATGACCAGAAGGTCGCCGGGGTTGAGGTCGCCGCCGGCAAGCTGGGCTTAACCGAAGATCATCTTGGTGGTTTACGGAGTGCCCTCGGTCCTGTCGAGGCCATGAAGTTCATCGACATGTTGAACGGGAAAATGGGGGACCACAATTACGACAGCGGAGAGCCTGTGGTTTCTGGTGCCATGACCCCGGAGCAAGCCAAGACTGAGTTGAACGCGCTGTCATCGAACGGTGAGTTTATGACCGCGTGGCTTTCCAGGAGCCACCCCGGTCACAAGGACGCCGTCGCCAAGAAGTCGGCCCTTGCCAGACAGGTGTCGGGTATAGAGGCGTGAAGCAAGAACGCCTAGAGGCACTGAAACTGGCATGTTCCGTTGGGGGAGACAACCCTGGTGGGATCGTCAACAGGGCCGCTCAGTTTGTGAGGTTCATCTCTGAGGGTGAAGTACCCGAAACTTTAGAGGTTGTCTCAGAAGTGAAGCGTGATAAAGCCGGATGCTGTGGAAAGAGAGCCCGGGGGCGTCCAAGGAAGACCCCCGTGGTAACAATTGGATAGGAGGCGATGGCGGCTAGTACCGCTACCCTTTATCTCAAGAACACAGGAACGGCGGAAATAACCCCTGTTGCCCCCTTGCAACATATGTGTCATATATATCACAGAGCGCACCATGGTGGTGTCGAAAGGGTCCGCTGATAACCCATGCTGGGCCAGTACATGACCTGAGTAGTGGCCCCGAAATTCTCGGATAAGCCTTTAGCTTCTTGTTCTTAACCGACAGAAGGAAGGCTATTCCCATGTCTAACGAAATCCTAGACTGGTCTGTAATAGACTATAAGTCTACGGTAGAACACCTGCTTCAACAGCGTGGCTCGAAATTCCGTATGAGTGTGATGGAAGACAGCTACCAGGGGAAGTCAGGTGCTGCCGTAAACCAGCTGGGCGCAGTCACGGCGCAAGCCAGGACTACTCGCCACGCTGACACCCCGTTGATTGAAACTCCCCATGATAAAAGATGGGTTTATCCCACCGACTACGAATGGGCCGATTTAATTGACGATCAGGACAAACTTCGCATTATCGCTGATCCAACCTCGCCGTATGCGATTAACGGCGCGATGGCAATCGGTCGTGCGGTGGATGACCTCATCATCACCGCGGCGACGGGAACTTCCCTGACCGGCGAGGATGGCACGACCTCGACCTCGTTCCCCGCGGGTCAGACTGCCTCAACCACCTCTGGTGGTCTGACGGTTGTCAAGCTGCGTGAAGCCATGCAGTTGCTGATTGCCGCAGAGGTTGATGTCGATAACGAGATGCTGTACTGCGCCATCGGCGCACAACAGCATGACGATCTGCTTGGTGAGACTCAGGCCATCAGCCTTGACTTCACCAATCAGCCGGTACTCGTTGAAGGTCGCATAAAGTCCTTTATGGGCTTTAACTTCATCGACAGCCAGCGTCTGGCGCTTTCCGGCACTGACCGCACGGTCATCTGCTGGGCCAAGTCCGGCCTTCACCTAGGAGTTTGGGGCGATCTGACGGTCCAAATTTCTGAACGCTCCGACAAATCTTACTCCACCCAGGTCTATGTGAAGGGCACCTTCGGCGCCACTCGGGTTGAGGAAAAGAAGGTCGTCGCAATCACTTGTTCTGAAGCATAGGAGGGTTTGAACAATGACTACTAAACTCTCAGCAGAAATCACGAATTTTGAGGCTTCCCCTCAAGTCGTGAACAAGACGCAGAACTCGGGTGGTCGCGTCCGCGTGGCCCAGGGCACCGTTGCCTTGGCTACTACGGATATCGACGACAACGACATCATCCACATGGCTGTCCTCCCCGCGGAGGCTTCCATCGTCCACATTTGGTTGGGCGCGGATGACATGGATAGTGGGTCACCGACGTTGGCCTTCAATCTTGGCGTTTACACCACCGCGAAAGTTGTCAGCGACGAAGACGCCTTCGCTTCTGCTATCACTCTGGGTCAGGCGGCGTCCACGGTCACTACGGACTACGCCAACGAAGCCCGCAACATCAACGAAGTCGGGCAGAAGTTGTTCCTCGACGCCGGTGATACCGTGGCTTCGCACGACAGCTTGTACTACATCTCCCTGACTGTCTCCAATGTTGCCGCCACCGCGGTCGCTGGTGATATGTCCTGGATCATTGAGTACGTCATAGACTAAAAAGGTCGGGGGCGGTCTACAGTGGGCTGCCCCCGGTTCTTTGTTCGACTGAAGGAGTGACTATGGCTGACGCTGTTAGTATCTGTAACATTGCGCTTCAGAAACTCGGTGCCAAGTCAATCAGTGCGCTGACTGAGGACACCACAGAGGGGCGAGCTTGCAACCGGATATATACTCAATGCCGGGACAGTGAACTCCGCGCTCATCCATGGAGCTTCGCCCGTGAGCGCGTCCAGGTCGCAGCGGATAGTACGGACCCAGAGTTTGGTTACGCGAAGCGGTACGCTATCCCGACAGACTCTCTTCGGATTCTCCCGACCAACGGGACCAACGGCGATCCTCTACAGGATGACTGGCAAATCGAGGGCCGGTTTATCCTGACTGACGACACCTCTCCGATCAACCTGATTTATATCAAGCGTGTGACTGATGAGAACGTGTTCGACGTTCTGTTCATCGAACTGCTGACGGCCCGCATAGCGCGGGACATCGCGGAGAAGGTGACGCAGTCCAACACGAAGAAGGACGAAGCCACCGCCCATTATATGGGCATGCAGAAAGAGGCCCGTAGGATCAACGCCTTCGAGCGGCCGCCGCAGGACACCCCGGAAGACTCCTGGGTTGTTGCGAGACTCTAGATGGGCAAGGTCTCCCCGATACAGAACAATTTTAACGGGGGTGAGATATCCCCGCTTCTTTATGGCCGCCCTGACATCGATAGGTACAAGACCGGCCTCAAGACATGCAAGAACTTCATCCCCCTTGTCCAGGGCCCGCTGGAGCGCCGCCCGGGGTCTGCCTTTGTCATAGGGGTCAAGACCAGCTCCACGGCAACCCGCGTTGTTCGGTTTGAGTTTTCGACAACGCAAGCCTACATCATTGAGTTTGGCAATTTGTACTGTCGGTTTATCAAGGATAACGCGCAGATTGATAGCGGTGGCCCCGTCGAATTGGCCACAACGTATGCAACTGCCGACATCTTTAATCTCCGGTTTACACAAAGCGCGGACACTCTGTACATCACGCACAATGACTATGCCCCTCGGAAGCTGACCAGAACGTCTGACACCGCGTGGACTATCACAGATATCACGTTCAAGGACGGTCCGTTTCTCAACACCAACGCTGAGACCACGACCATCACGCTGTCTGGGACCACGGGCTCTGTGACCGTCACGGCGTCCTCCATCGTCGGGATTAACGGTGGCACTGGTTTTCAGACGACTGACATAGGCCGCCTTATAAGGTGGCAAGACCCCGCCGGCAATTTCACCTTCCTGACCATAACGGCGCATACCAGCACCACCGTCGTGACCGCCACCATCGATGGCCCCGATGCCTCTGCCGGCACGGCCACCACCACCTGGCGGTTGGGTGTGTGGTCTGCCACCACGGGGTTCCCGGCGGTTGTCACGTTCCACCAGAACCGCCTTGTCTTCGGCGGTTCAACCGATTTCCCCCAACGGATAGACGCCAGTGTTACTGGAGACTTTGAGAACTTCGCTCCGTCAGAGGCTGACGGCACGGTGGTTGCTGACGGCGGCCTGACAAGTACCCTATCGGCAGACACGGTGAATGCCATCCGGTGGCTGGCGGACGATGAGAAGGGTTTAATTATCGGCACGACTGGTGGCGAGTGGGTTCTGCGATCCTCAGACGCTGGTGGTCTGGTGACTCCCGCCAATGTGCAGAGCAAGCGGTCCAGCGCCTACGGTAGTGCCCAGGTGGCGCCAGTTAGGGCCGGCCGCGCACTGCTTTTCATCCAGAGGGCATCACGCAAGGTGCGGGAACTGGCGTTCAGCTTTGAGGACGACGGGTTTCGGTCACCTGACCTGACCCTGGTGGCGGAGCATGTCACCAGGACCGGCATCATTGAGGTCGCCTATCAATCAGAGCCACAGAGCGTGGTGTGGTGCGTACTGACAGACGGTACGCTTTTATCCATGACCTACGACAGGGAACAAAAGGTTGTCGGGTGGGCGCGCCACATATTAGGTGGTCAGTCCGATGCGGCGGGGACTCAGGCTGTGGTGGAGAGTGTGGCGAGCATCCCTGATCCTGACGGTACGGCAGACGAAGTGTATGTGGTTGTGCGGCGGGAAATTAATGGATCGTCTGTGAGATACATAGAGTTCATCAAGCCGTTCTGGGAGGACAGTAACGACCAGGAGGATGCGTTTTTCGTGGATAGCGGTCTCTCTCTTGACGCTCCCAAAACGATCACCGCCATCACCAAGGCTGACCCCGCAGTTGTAACGTCTTCGTCTCATGGGTTCTCTGATGGTGACGAAATTAGACTTACGGAGGTCAAGGGTATGACCAACGTCAACAAGATTGCATACACTATCGGCGAGAAGACAACGAACACATTTGAGCTTTTCAGCAATACCAGGCAAGCTACGACCATAGCCGCGGCGACTGTTGCCAACCCCGTTGTCATCACGGCGCCAGACCACAATCTGTCGAACTCAGATGCAATTCTGATAATCAACGTCGGCGGGATGGTCGAACTCAATGGTAACGGATACACGGTTGCGAATAAGACCACCAACACATTTGAGTTGTCGGGAATCAACGGTACGGGGTTTACCGCCTACACCTCGGGTGGTGATCTCCACGCGGCCGTAGACTCCAGTGCCTTCTCGACGTATGTGTCTTCGGGGAAGGCGCGAAAGCGGGTCACCTCGGTCTCTGGGTTGTCGCACTTGGAGGGAGAGACGGTATCGATCATGGTGGAGGGGGCCGCTCACCCCGACAAGACCGTGGCATCTGGTGCCATCACCCTCAACAGTTCGTCATCCAAGGTTCACGTTGGTCTCGCATTCACATCCGACATGGAAACCCTGCGCCTTGACGCGGGGGCCAGAGACGGGACTTCGCAGGGTAAGTTGAGCCGCATACACAGATTGATTATCAGGTTCCTTGATTCGCTTGGTGGCTCTATGGGGCCAACCACCAGCGATCTTGACGTTCTGACGTTCCGCAAGGGCGGTGATGCGATGGACACCGCGGTGCCCCTCTTCACCGGGGATGTGGAAATAGGATGGGACGGTTCATATAGTGATAATAATTTGATATTCTACCGGCAGACGCGGCCGTTCCCGGTTACCATTGAGGCACTGATGCCACAGCTTAATACACAGGATCGTTGATATGGATGTTGTCCCATTCATGGCATCCCACCTTGAGCAAATGGAGTTGCAGGGGGCGCAAGCGTACCTCAGTGGCTGGGTGTCCAAGAAGCAGGGCCTGGCGCTTGAGAAGCAGCGGTCGTTCACGGGTATTGTCGAGGGCCTCCCTATTGCGGTTGGCGGCATCATCAATCAGTGGCCGGGGCGCGGCCTTGCGTGGGCGTTTCTGTCTGATGTCGGCCCCAAGAATTTCATCAGCATACACAGAGCGGCAAGCGAGTTTTTCAACACCAGTGACTTGCGCCGCATTGAGATGACTGTGGATTGCGAGTTTTACGAGGCTCATCGATGGGCCAAGATGCTGGGTTTCTCTATGGAAGCGGAGCGCATGGCTGCTTATGGGCCTGATGGTCGTGACTGCTCACTATATGCGAGGGTGAGGTAATGGACCCATTAACAGCAATGATAATTGCGGGCACCCTGACCACCGCGGTTGGCTCCATTAAGCAGGCTCAGGCTGCGAGTTCTGCCTTCAAGTTCAATGCCCGCACGGGGACTGCAAACGCGGCCGGTGCGAGAGCCGCGGCTGCCGAGAACGAGCGGCGGGAGCGGCGCCTGGGGCTCAAGCGCATGGGCATTTTAAGGGTCGGTGGGCAGACTTCCCTGGACCTTCTTGAGGACGCCGCAATGGAAGAGGAGTTGAATGCCCTTTCCACCAGGTACGAGGGGGATTTACAGGCCCTGGGACTTGGCAATACAGCCACCCTTGATCGTTTACGCAGCAAGTCGGCCAAGACTGAAGGATATGCCTCGGCGGCCGGGACATTGCTAAGTGGTGGCGGCAAGGTTTATGACAGAATATATGGCGATGAGGGCTGAGCATGCCAAAGATATTTAATGCTCCTGCAAATGTGAGCGGTGTTATTGGCGGGCGGAGAGCATCTGCCGATGACCTTTCTGGCGGTCGGGGGTTTGCCCTAGCTGGGGATGCCCTGCTGAAGTATGCAGATAAACTTGAGGATCGTGAAGAGCGCAAGGCGGGCCTATACCGTGAAAAGGTATTAGCCTCAGACCGCTTATTTGCGGACACTAGATTAAAAAAATTGCAGGACACGCTACCCAATGGGGGGGAGGGGATTGCCGACCTCCTATCCCAGGAACTGCAAAAGCGGTTTGAAGATAACAGTGAGTTAATGCCAACGCGCCGGGCGAGGGAGGATTACGGCGTCCAGACCGGGCGGTTGGTGTCTAGGTATATGAGTAAGGCCGTGGAGGTGGACGCCGCGGCTGTGGCGAGGGGTGAGCGCATCACTATGGATGAGATCACCACATCCATTATTAATGAAGTGGCACTGGACCCTGATAATTTACCATACGGTCTGGCGCATGTTAATGGCCTTATCGCAACATCTCGCTTACAAGGCTTAGGTGCCGAGGAGTACCGGAGGGAGATTTACGAAATATTATATGCTACGGCAGCTAACGCCATGATAGCGCCGTCGCGTGTACTGACATCAGATCAAACGTCTGATGCTCTTGAGGAGCTAAAGTCTGACAAGTGGGTAGATAACGTCCCGCCTAAAAACTATGCGTCTGTTCTGCAAAAAGCAGAGAATCTTATTTCTCAGTATAGGGCCAAGGAACAAGCCGCATTCGTGCAGACCGCTGTTGAAAAAATACAAGAGATTACAGCCGGTGTTGAGGGGGTCAATCTCACCGAGGCCGGCATACGAGGTGCAATAGATGACGCATCTATTGCGTCAGCTTTAGTGAGCGATTTGGAGATTGCAGTAGAGATTGGGGGGTATGCACGGGACATTAAAACCTCCAGCCCTGGAGAAATAAGCGCCCTGGTGTCGGGGATAAAGGAGGACATATTAGACCCTGGTAACTTCGCGTCCGATACACGAAGAATGGACAGCGTGTCAAAGGCGATAGCCACCCGGAATGCGGAGATAAATAACGACAGGGTCTCTTATGTTCTGATGAACTTCCCCAGCGTAGCAGAAGCATACGAGAGATTCAGAACTGCACCACAGGACGCCCAAGGGGACTCGCGAGATGAGTATGTCAGCGAGTTATTGACCGCACAGGAACAGCTTGGCGTAGACCCCTGGATGCTGTCGAAGCAGCAAGTATACAGTATAGGGGAGAAGGTTGATTCTGTTGGCCGTGACCCTGACTCCGCTGATAAATTACGCAACGAGCTAGGGTCTCTGGCCAGGGTATGGGGCAATAAGTGGCCCCTGGTGTACCGACAGTTAGTCTCTAGCGGCGCCATCTCCGGGGGACACATAGTGCTTGCTAACATATCCGGTGATATTGACAAGAACGCCGTTTCACTGAACCTTGCCACTGCTCTATCACTATCCTCAAAGGATATGTTTGCTGGAGTGGAGAATGTGGAGGGGTTTAAGGCCGACCTACACGATGCCGTTGTTGACGCATCTGCCGACTTTTTTGAGACCCTTGGGTGGCAGGGGGCGTCCAAGACCGTGGGGATATACCAAGACACTATAGCCCGCCTAGCAACATACTACATTACGCAGACGCAAAAGATGTCCTTAGAGGACGCAGTAGATAGGGCATATGAAGAGTTGGTAGGGTCCGACTATTCGTTTAACGGATCGTACAGAGTCCCCAGTAACTATAATGATGAGATGGTATCTAGGGGAATATCGTACCTTAAGGATAAGTTAGAAGCAGAGCCAATGCTGCTCCCCACCACTCCTGATGGAGGGTCTCTGTCTCAAGGACAGCTTGCTGCGTCCCTAAAGGACCTTGGTCGCTTTGTGACTAACCCTGATGAAACTGGAGTTCTGCTGGTGGATGAGAATGGCCGTCAGGTTATGCGGCCTGACGGGAAAACCCCGGTTGAGTTCCTCTTCCAGTTTTTACAGGACCTTGGGTCCACCGCATCAGCAGCCATTCGTCCTAAAAGATAGCCATGACTGTCCCTATATACACCACAGGTCCCAGCACAAGTGCGTTTACTCTGTCAACAGAGTTCACCGCCCCGCTGTCTGAGGTTCTTGGTGCCGAGGCCGCTAGGAGTTGGACATATTCTCCACTGCCTTCCATATCCAGAAGTTCGGAACTGAATGAAGCTCTGGGTGATTTCCAGCT